GGGACTTTTTATCGTCCGCTGTACTGGAGAACGAACTATTCACAGGTAACGCAATCGGAGAAAATCCATCTGGAAGTAATGGAGTATTATAGTTAGATAGGTTCTTCAACGCATCTTCTATAGCCTCCTTACTTATCCATTTATATTCTATCTTATTAATCAGACTATCCATATATTTTTTGACCCATTCAGTATCTATCTGAAAGTAAAATTTGTACGGATCATTATTTTCTGGATATTCTTGGTTGTTCATAGTTTAACTAAACTCTTTCAGACCATCTTGGTCCAGTATTATTAATTACATAAGGTCGAGTTGGTTTACGTCCACGCTTACCTTCATATCCTAATCGTTTCATAATATTACCAACTGTTTGACCACTAACATACCATTTTGTGTTCTCAAACTTACCTTCTTCCAGAAGGTTAGCCATGTCCCGATTTTTACTGGTTTTTTGAACTAATTCGATAAAATCTTTTTTGGAAGATTCATTATCTAGTAAATGCTGTAATAGTTTATTTGTGTGTCTTCCCATAATTTATTCCTCCTAGTCCAGACACAATCGGGGGACACAAAAGCATCCCCCGACTGATCCGGTTTTAATTAACCAACACAAAACTTATCGCTAATCTGGCTTGCTAAGTCTCTAGCAGCACCAGAAAGGAATCGGTTGTTACTGAAATACAATGCTGTGGATGCTTGGTTGAGGTACTCGACCACCGTTTTTAAAAGTTTGGCCTGCTCCCCACTCAAAACTAAACCACTGTCACCAGCATGAGAAGGCAATACTGGCGACGGATCACCATAAGCCTTTTCAAACTTGCTGTTGTAAGCCTTTGAAAGATCCTCATTATAATTGTCTGGAGTCTGATTATAAGACGCCCAAGCACTACTCATAGAGTTCTTTTGACCACAATAATCAGCACTACTGTTTGTATAGACTGCTCTTTGACTATTAAGTTCATTCAGAATCTTTGCAGCAGCATCAACGGTCACTGGAAGTCCAGTAGCATCAGACTTCTTATATGTTTTTCTCCACTGTTCAAACCAAGCATCACTAGTAGCATTAGGAACAATGGTTACTGTTGCTGGTTGACCATTTAATGCAGAGATTAAATCTTGAACATTAACGCTCTTACCAGTTGAGCCGTTTAGAATACTGGTAAAGTAAGATGCCTTCTTTTCCCAGCACTTACGCCACCAAGTATAAGGAACTCGGTAAATCTGATTGATCTTGATGGCTCGTGCATCTCCACCAAAGTAATTTACCAGTTTCTTCTGAATACCATTCCATGTGGTTTGATTAATCAGAGTTCGACTTTGATCATCCATAATCCAATAAATCTGATAACCGTTACGAGTATCTACTACCCAACTTGGCTTAACAGGAAAATTATTGATCTTGTCAAGGGCAGACTGCTTAAACTTCATAACCTCTTTACTGGGCAGATAGTTTCCGTTAGAGTCTCGACCAGCATCAATATCCACAAAGCAACAACTGATAGTATTGATAGCATACTGTTTTCGTCCACCGTTAACGTAGAAGTAAGCATCAGAGTTGCTATTCTCGTTAGCATTACGAACCTCAACAAGATCATTAGTATGCTTCATACTACTAATCTTTCTGCGAGGATCTCCATTGTAGCAAAAAATATGACCAGCATTTAGATTAAAAGAATTTAGAAACTGCTCTTGCAGTCCATTCCACGAATTAGCATAACGCTTTTCAGCATTGCTATTAGCCTTGTCATACGGATTAAAACCAAGTTCCATCTTAAACATATTTCACCATTACCTGTAATTGTAAACAACCTCAAACCATATCGGGATAGCAACCTCTACTATCATTAGCGATATAAAATAGCGGGAGAGGAATTGAACCTCTCTCAAATAGCGTTTGTTGAGTTTCCCAACCAGAGGCTATTATCTTAGTCACCAGACTCCACTTTATTTGTATTAATCAATTATAATCTTCGTAATCTTCATCATCTTCAGCATAAGCCTCTTCGTCATCATCCTCATTCCATCCCCAATCATAATCATTATCATAATCTTCGTCCTCGTCCTCGTAATCATCCTCACTAAAGACAGATGAATAAAGAGGCTTGAGAAGTTCGCCTTGATACTCTCCGACAACTTCATATCGGCAAGTGCGAAGTTTCTCATAGTTACAATCACTAGGAACACTCACAACATCAGCAGGATTAATCTTAACGATAACGATCTTATCGCCATTTTCAAGACTACCATAACCGGCCACATAATTCAATGCACCAGCATGAAGTCCATTAGAACAACCTCGACCACGATCATCATCAACCTTTGATCGGGTCATTTCACAAACATTACCAACATGATTATCAAATACTCCGCGATATTTATCCATGTAATCTGCTCTGACTGCCTTATAAGCAAGGAAATAGCCGTCCTCAGTAATGGGCAGATGTTCATGCTCAAGGAAATCATAGAGTTCCTTTTGACTCTGCATACTAGGATTCTCCATAAGATTATTCAGGAAATTAACAAGAGGCTGAAAAGGCAGACCCTTGCTCATAAACTCCAGAATTCTCTTGCTAATCGACCCATGAACAACCTCACCCTCATAAGTTACCTGACCATTCTTGATCTCAACAAGACCGTCACTAAAAGTAGCAACCGCCTTCTCAATATCAATCATTTCAATCAACTCGTCAGATGTTGCGGAGGGAAGTGCCTCCAGAATCATCTTATAATTAAGATGGTCAGGCAGCACTTGAAAACTCTTGTTGTTCAGCACAACCGTCAGATTACCATCAACAAACATAAACGGAACACTCATGATACAAACTCCTATTGTTTTTAGTTACCTTGTGAATTACTTGATCAAACTACTCAATTGAATCTTAAACAAATCAATCTTGTCGCTATCCATACTCTCAACCCATATAGTATTATTTCTCTTACCATAATAATTATCAGCAAATTGAGAGATAGGATTATTCTTGCTGTCCAAATCTCTAAGACTGCCGTTATTCTGGTTGCTTCCCATAATATACTTCAACATCGGGTTCTTGTCAACCTCGACTTTAAGAATTTTCTTCAAGTCTGCCGCTTTGGTCAACTTATACTTGATTACTTTAGTATCAGACTTAAACAATTTAGTATATCCCTCAATGTCATCAGAATGGTCAAACATCTGATGTTGAATATTTATAAGAGTGTTATACTGTACATTTTTCTTCTTGAGTTCCTTACTATCAAGATTATCAATACCTCGATCCTTGAGCAAAGAATTAATATGGTCAAAATATTCAGTCTGAGAGAATCGTTTCAGATCAAAAGTTGCTCTGTGCATAGTATCAGCAAAGAATTCCATTACAAGAAAACTATCAATAATATTACATAGTTCAGTGTTCTTGATATATTTCTTATATTCAAGACCAAAAATACTCAACATATGACAAGAGAACTGGCTAACCAATGTTCCATGATTATAATAATAATTATCGTTATCACCATCCTTACTGATAAATTCTTTTTTGTAGAATTCAACAATAGAGTTGTACTCATTGGTATTGTTAAAATAATTCTTAATCTTTGTTGAGAGAATCTTCTTAAACCAAGTGTTAAAGTCAACAAGATTGTGTCCTTCACTGGTCATTTTTGCTACAAAATTGCTCTTGATAGCATAAACCTTCACATCTCCAAACAGTCCCTTGATATTCTCATTATCAAATAGCGATACAATCTTATTGATCTTAGGAAACTCTGGTGTGCTTTGATAACGAAGAATAGGAACATAAATGATAGAATCACTATCACTCAATTCATCTAGTTCGTCACTTGTAAGAGTTTTCAAACTTAGAGCATCGTTATATTCGACACTAAGTTTACCAGAATCCTTAGACTGACCATGAATAAAGAATATGTCTTGATCGCTCACACTACCATTACTATTTCTGACTCCACTTTTACGAGGGCCAGAACTTTGAGTAAGATGCTTATAGTCAGAAACCTTGAGCAGATTCTCACTACCGACATCATTAATCAGATCATCAAAACCCTTGTCGCTTTGAGTATGATCCTTACTGTCCATAATCATGTACGCAAAGCAATCATTTTGATTACAATATCGTGTAACGATTTTCTTGGCAGTTTCTTCGCCCTTAACATCACAAACGAAGAAAGCAATCTTACCATTCTTCTTCTGACTATTCCAGTAAGAATATCCCTTACCAGTAAGAGTGTCGTGATGGATTTTATCTGTGAGAGAAATGAGGCGTCGTGAACGATACCCGCTGCTCTTGTAGTTAAAAACGTACAGGTTCTTACCGGCCTTGATTTTATATTCAAGGTCAGCACCACTATTAATGTTGTGGATCTTTCCATTAGGATCAGTCCAAGACGCACCAACACCCCATCCACCAGACAATTCATTCATCTGATAATATGTTGTGATAGCCTCAATCTTAGTCTTAGCAGCAGAAATTTTCTTGCTAAATTCGTCCTTCATCTCAAGATAAATCTCTTGAGTCTTTTGACGCAGACTTTTAATTACGCTCTTAGTATACTGCAAACCTTCACGGGAAACGTCCATTTCCAGTTCGCCAATACCAAAATCAAGTTCCAGATAAAGACCAGAATTAATGATCTCAGTAACGAAACTCTTCCACGAATCAATATCGGCCTTCTGGAAAGCCCTATTCCACTTGGCAATATGATCTGGTTGATCTTCCTTT